TGTCCGAGATGCGGGCGCGCTCAGCCTCAGCGGCTTCGGCACGCACCACGGCCAGATCGGGGGTGGTGTTTTCCATTGAAGGAATGGGATCGGGTGTTGGTGCTGCCGAAGCAGCAGTGTCATCCTCAAGCGATCGGCCAATCCCGACACCGGGGTCAGCCGGCACCGAGACAACGCTGATCTCGTAAGGAGACCAAGCAGTAGCGACATAATCGCCACTGCCACGCTCCTCCATTTTGTCGATGGAGTAGCCGAACGAGACGTTGCGTAAAACTCCGTCTCGCACGTCGCTCAGAATCTCCTGAGCGAATGGGTTGCGGCTAAACCGCACACGGGCATAGCCACGACGCTTTGACCCGTCGATGTATGCCCGCTCCACCACACCGATCACGCGATCGGGGTTGTGGTTGAACAACAGCGGAGCGCCATCGTTCAGGCGACTCAGATCAGCCGCCTTGCCTTCGTGGCTCAGAATCTCATTGCCGAAATACCGAGCCACCGGATACTCCGAACTGAAGGGGAACTCATAGGTGCGGTCCTCCACTTCGTCGAAACTGGTCAGCTCCGCACGCTGATACTTGCCCGTCAGGCTGCGCTCAGGAGCGCCTTCACCATCGCCCGTGGCTTCCTCGAACTCAATCGGATCGAAGTCATGCTCGGCCAGCCACGCCCGTGCCTCAGCCGGCGTGTACTGCGAGCTACGGAACCGGATCGCCTGAATCTCGCTCACGCCATCCTTGATCCCGTAGATGAAATCAATGCCTGAGCCGCCCGCATCGTTCTCTCGACGAAGCGAGTCATACTGCGCGGGATCGGTCAACCGAGCAGCATGTTCGTTCGGATAGGGGCGCTCTAAGTCCACGGCGCTTCTTTCTTGTAATGCCTTGATTCTATCGGCCTTTGATGTAGCCCATTCCTGCCCAGCATCTCCGCCCCATGCTGCCCATGCCACACGGCCAGGCGATGGATAGCCATCCTCGCCGGGACTGAATCCTTCGCCCTGTTTGTCCACCTCATGCCGGGCGAACCATGCCGCCATCGTGATCACCGTGTCGGCGCTCAGCTCATCACCGCCAAGGATCTGCCCAGCTCGCGTAGCTGCCACCTCAGTGCCACCATCGCGCCCCTCAGCCTTCCAATCCCGATAACGCTGCGCCTCCTCCTTCATGCCCTCGGTGGGCATCAGGTCGATCTCCTGCCCCTCGATCGTTGCCATCAATCCTCAGGCGCCTCGGTCGGATCCTCGAGCACCGACAGCTCCTCGTACTCCTCCTCCTCAACTGGTGCCTCGGTGTCCTCGAACGCTGGTGTCGCACCCATCGGCATAGCAGCCTGGACCGCACCGCCTTCCGTCACCTCGCTCGGGTCGGTGTCGGTCACAATGTCCAGCTCATCGAGCATTGCCAGCTCGGCCTGACGCGCGACCAGCACATCTTCAAGATCACCGCCCTGCTCAGCGATCACCTGGCCAAGCGTCTTAAACCCACACCGCACCGCCGTCTTGTACGCATCCACTTCCTTCTGTGGATCCACCCAGTCCCAGCTCCTCGGCACCCAGCGGCTAGCACGATATCGATCAGGGTTGCTCTCATATCCAGGCAAACTCAGCGCACCGCTCAGCACCGCCATCTCAAGCCAGGCCTCGAAGACCGGCTGATGGAAGTTCTCGATCATGTACCGCTGCAGCACGCGGAATGTATCCCGCTCATCCAGCAGGCTCAGCCGGCTGCTGCTGTAGTTGCTCTCTGAGAAGTTCTTGCTGATGCTCTCGAAGCTGACGCCAACGCCAGCAGCAACAGCACGCAGCATCGACCGGGTGAATGGCTCAAGCTGGCCATCAGGTGCGTTCAGATCCGGCACCGTCACGCTCTCGCCCGGCTGCAGATACTTGAACACCCCCGGCTGAAACTCACTGACGCGCTCGCCTTCATACACCTCATCGCCCACCAGTTCGCCCTCAGGGCTGCTGATGAATCCCATCAGTGCGCTGCTCGCCCGAGCACGCACCACCTCCGCCTCCTCATAGCCCTGCAGCATGTGCAGCCGCATCAGCGCCGAGGCGAACCATGTCACGCCCCTGGTCTGACCAGGCCGCTCCGGAACGAACAGATGGATCACCTCATCAGCAGGCACCCGGATCCGGCGGCCATTCGTGCGCGCATTACCCGCATAGGTATCGCCAGGATGGTTGGCATAGAAGTGATACGCCTGCGGCCGCAGGTACTGATCCACCTCGATGCCCATCCGCACCGTGTTGCCATCCCTGGCCTGCGGCACATCGTCATCAATCAAGTAATCCGCCTCGAGCACCTGCAGCGCGAACGGCACACGGCTATCGCCGAACGGCCGCTTGATCATGCGGATGAACACCTCGCCCGATTCCGCCAAGCTCCGCACCAGCAGGCGCTCCATATCGTGGAAGCCGAGCAGGCCGCTCACATCGCAGCGGCTCTTATGCATCCACCGCTCCCATTCCTCATGGATGCGGCCGTTCATCGCCTCATCCAGCCGCCCGCCGCGCAGCATCCGCACCTGTCCCTGATGCCGGATGCCGTGCCCGATCACATTGTTCTGAATTGATCGGACCGCCTGCCGCGCGTAGTCGTTATCACGGCACAACTGCCGCGCCCGATTGCGCAAGCTCTTGAAGCTCGACTTGATCTCGCTATCGGCGCTGGTGCCACTGGTCACCCAGTCCGCCGTCAACCGGCTAACGCGTGCGCCCTGATACGCACGCTGCCGCGGCCGTACCGGCTCGAAGCCCATTGCCTTGAACAGTCGAGTCCTCAGTCCCATCTCAGAACCTCACGAACAGATTGTGGGGGTTGCCCAGGCCGTTGGCGATCAAGTCCGCCATCTGCTCGCGCTTCACCTCAGCCTTCAGTTTGCTCTCTAATTCCAGCAAGTCCTTCATGTCGTACTTCTTCAGGCTCCGGTTGCCGATCGTGTATTCCTTGACCACACCGCCGGAGACGATCGCGCGGATCGCTGCCTGCACCGCATCGAGATCCTTCTGCGCCTGCGATCGACCATCCAGCGCGCCCGGCGTGCCCGAGTAGCTCAGCGCTGCCAGCACCGTGAGCTGGCCGCTGCCCAGCGTGATCGTGCTACCCGTCTTGGTAGCAACCGCCTGCCAATACCAAGTGCCAGCATCGAATCCAGCGCTGGTGGCCGCGGCAATGCTGAACTCCCAGCCGGTCCCATACGCAGTCCCGACCACCGTCGCGCCTTCGCTGGCAGCGTTGAACCGCAGGTAGTAGGTCAGCGTGTAGTCAGCGCTGCTGACCGCATTACCCAGATTGTCCACACCAGCAACATCCCGCCACTGGATCGTGTCGCCTGCTCTGATCTCGCTCGGGATGTTCACGGCCTACCAGTTGCTCACGAATCCGGGACCAGCCGCAGGCGCAGGCTGCTTCCTCGATCTTAGCGGTGCCTTCTTCCCTTCTTCCATCTGCTGCCTGAGTTGCTCCCACATCGTTGCCTGATTCATCCGCCTGCCATAAATCAACAACGCCGCATAGCCATAGACCGCACAATCCAGCGCTTCATTTCGATCACCCGACTTCTTCACCCATTCCCTGATCGGAAACCCCCGGTGATATCGCAGCGCCTGCCGTTCACTGGTCAACTGCCGGAAGTATTCCTCATCAGCAGCCATCCCGAAGTTCAAGCTGCCGCCAGCTTCGTTATGCCGCAACCTTCCGAACAGCGTCGTCTTGATCGTGTCGGTTCCCAACTGGTACAGCGTCACGCCCTTCTTCAGCACCTTCCCGCGCCAGTTCACATCCACCTTGTTCCCCTTGCCCACCGCCGGACTGTTGCGTCGGCTGCTGCCCTTGATCGCAACCACACCCTGCCGCACACGCTCGCGGACATAGTTGTAGACCTCGTGTGTGCAGTGGCCGCCAGAGTCGATCGCCATCTGCGCGATCTTCAGCTCCTTGCCGCAAGCTGTCGCCCAGCCGGTGGCCAGCACATGATCCAACTGCTTCCACACCTCAAGCTGCGTCGGGTCGCCCATCAGCTCCTGATGCCACACCAGCCAGCCGGTCTCGCCCTCGCCCCATCCCCACACACTCACCGCCAGTCGGT